TGCCGCCTCCAAGTCTGTTTCGGAGCAGAGAGTGGGACCGCGATAGTCTTTCCTTCCTATCGGCATGTCATGACCTCCAACTCTTCGCCTTTCAGGCCGATGGTGCATTCAAGGCCAACTGACGGCTCGCTCACGTCGATCACCGGAGGGTCTGCACTGACGATGCTGCACGGTGTATATCCGGCGTTCGCCGCATAGCGATTGTAGAGGAGGACGCCCTTCAACACCTGCCCGTTGGAGCACATGCGGACGGTCGCGCCGACGTAGCGGTCGTGAACCTTGTCGTCTGGATGGTCGGGAAGATCGGGCCGTGCCTTGTGAACCGCCTCCGCTGTCACTTCGTGGAAGCGCTCGCCGTCTTTTTCGAGGTCGGCAGTGCGCGCGATCCAGTCGTCGATGTCGATGCGCGCCTGGACCCCGTGACCGAGCGGGGAATCCTTCTCGAACCACGGCTTGAAGCCGCCCTTGAGTGCAAGCCCCTTCGCCGCCGGATTGTTGTCCGGCAGGAAGGTCGTCAGCTGCATCGCATTGGTCCGGGTGAACATGTAATCCATTCCAGCTCGCATCGCCTCGAAGGAGGATCGCCGCCCCTCGGGCAGGAACTGGGAATGGACCTCGTATGAGGCCGCCGGACCCGCGTGGAGGATAAACCCACCGGAACCGAACCACAAAGCATAATTCTTCGGGTCCGAAACGATGGGCGTAACATCTATTTCGGCCTCACCGCCCAACCACGGGCGCACGTCCGGGTGATTGCACACCCGATTGAAGAGTGACGCATCGAACGTCCTCACAGCAGCTTGTCCAGGTCGATGCGCCCCGAAGCTCTCGCGAGCGCGATGTGATGAAGGATCGAGGTGTGCGCCCGAACGTCGGTGGACCAGTGGATATGCTCCGGCTCTTCTCCCAAAAGCAGCAGCAGCATGTCGCGGGCGATTTTATCGGCGCCGACCGCCTCAAGGGTCGCCGCATCGATCGAATGATGGAACTCGCTTTCGGCGCCCATCCGCGTCTTGCCCTTGGCGTCGATCCATCTCGCCTTGGCGTTGAACGCGGTGAAGCCATTCGGCAGACGCTGCCGCTCCACAGACAGCGCGACCTTGTGCTGGCCGACCTGAAAGGCGGTTTCCGTATCGAGATCGAGATTGAGCTTCTTGTAGGTCATGCGTTCTTCAGATTGTGATGGAGGAAGAACCCGTCCGGTTCTTCACCGGCAAGGAAGAGGTCGTTTTCGCAGGTGATATGGCGAATCGGCTGCTCCCCGATGTTCTCGACCTTGACGACGCGTTCGTTTCGCCATTCGCCGTTGATCCGAACAGGACAGACGACCCCGAGCAATTCGGGCGCATAGACCAGTCCGCCGTGATGGTTGCCGATCCGGGCATCCCGCGAGCATTTGAGCCTGACGCCGCTTTCGCTGACGATGCGGACGCATTGCGCGAACTTGCGGTCGTTTTTCGTGACCGTGCCCCGCCGCTCCTTGAACGTGATCGGGTTCGCAATCAGCATTTCGCCGGCGACAGGAACATTTCCCGCAGTGCCATGGTCGGGGATGATCGTGTCCTCGGTGACGCATCCGCCGCCGATCTCACCGCCGCCGCCGCCCGTCCCGCTGCCACTCCCGCTCGTGGTGAACGTGACGCTGACCTGTCCGACGTAGGCGATGTTCGCCGCATTGATCGTATCAAGAGAGGATGTTGAGGCGTGGAGTGTGTGCGCGCCGCCGACGTTCCAGTTGGCGGTCACGTAGAGATAAAAGGTCTGCGTCCCGCTTCCGCTGACTCCAACGGACATCGCATTGTAGGAAATGGCCTGCCCGGCATAGAGCGTTCCGGCTCCAACGCTGATCGTCGCGCTCGTGGTCGTGGACGTATAGGAAATGGCTCCGGTGAACCCGAAGGCGTTGCTGGCAGCGGTGGTGGCGGGCAGATTGGCCGGAATGACATTGGTGACGTTGGTTGCGAGATTTGCCCCGAAGGTCGCGTTGAGATCGCCAGTGTAATTCCCTCCGCCAGTCGTGCGAAGAAGGTTGGAGCTGTTCGCGCGCGTCGTCGTGATGTTGCGGTTGAGGTCGCCCGCCGAGGTCAACCCAGCCGCTACCCGTCCATCCGTCAACTCCGTGGGCCGAGAAGTCAGGTTCGCAGACCAATCCGCGCCTAAGGTTGCATTGTCGTCCGGCTTGGCGCCATTGTCGTCATTGACGCCTGACCAGTCGGCGTGATGCTCGGCGTCGAGAGCCTGGGCGAGCGCGGCTTGAGCAGTCGAGAGGGAGTCCAGCTGGCCCTGTATTTCCCCCTTGGCAATTTGCCACCATACCTGGAAATCCCCCCATTCGACCTGAAACGGCGGAAGATCGGGGATCTGCGAAAGCGTGCTCATGCCCGGCTCCTTCCGGCCGAGCTTTCATCGCCGAACGACCCCGAGACGCGGAACGGCACCGCGTCCGTCACGCGGAAATGGAGCAATGCTCCCGGCGCGTCGAACATGCCGAGGCGTCGCCATTTCGCCCGCGTCCGGTAGGCTCCCGTCCCTCCGACGCCGGACGAGCCCAAGGCCGTATCGGACCACGACGACCATGTTTCGCCGCCGTCGTGAGATCGCCGCATCATAATCAGCGGGTTGGTGATCGTAAGGTCGGTCGAGGCCCCGGCATTGCAGTCCAGTTCGACCGAATCGATGATCGTCGAATGGGTCAGGGGAACCGCAGCCGTGAACTCGCGGTAAAGCTCGGCCGTCCCTTCCGCCCATCCTGAATGCTCGAGAAGCTCCGGCCCGGTCGCCGATCCGAACAAAGGCGGACCATCCGCCTGCTGGATCGCGCAACACGCGGCCCAATTGCTTACGCCGGTCGTCCTGCGCTCATGCCATAGCCCCCCGGTCGAAACGTCATAGCCGTAGGTCGCCGCATCGAGACGAACGACGAGGATCGGATGCCCCTCCCATTTGTAGGTCCACAGGAGAAAGGTCGAGCTGCCCGCAATCTGCTCGTCGATCCCGTGATTGGAGATGACGGTCGGAACGTCCTGCATCCGGTAAACCGAGCGGTCGTTGCCGATGAAATGCAGGGCGTTGTCGTATTCGGCCATGCACCCGGACGACGCAATTCCCCTCGGCGCTGTTCTTTGGGTGATCCGAAGAAACGGGAGCGTCCCGTCGCCAGTCGGATACCACGCCTCGATCTTGTCCTTGCAGCCGTGGTAGAGCACGTCGCCGATGGCGAGGCTTTGCAGGATATAGCTCGCCGAACTCTCGGCGGAGGCGAAGTCGAGAGCATCAATCGTTCTGGCATCATAGACCGCCGACCAGTAGAATTTCCGGCTCCCCGCGCGGGCAAAGACGAACAGACCCGCGAGGAACGTCCCCCAAGTGACGTTCGCGCTGTCGGGGAAGCTGATCGCCTGGAAATTCGTGCCGTTGTAGGAATAGGCGGTATTCCCTCTGCCGACGCACAATTCGATGTCCGACGATGCCCACCAAACCGGCCCCGAGCCGTCAATCGTCCCCAAGGAAACTCCGTCCTTGTAAACATGGCCTGTGCCGTTGCAGGTGAAGGTCGAACCCGAGAACAAATCCGCCTTGCGATAAGCGCCGATGATCGGGTCGCTGCCGATGGTCGATTGCGTGGCGAGGCCGGGGAACGAGAGAAGCGAAACCCCGCCTTTGACCGAAGGGGTTTCCTCGGCGAGCATGTTGACCAGCTCGAACGGGGGCAGGTTGCCGTTCGCCCGGTGATATACCCCTCTCGGGATCACCAGCTCGAACATCAGCAGTCCGCTTCGAGGATATAGGAGTTTGGCCGGTCTCTATCGAGGAGCCGTTGATAAAGCGCTCCGGCCCGCGCATCCAATCTTTGAACCGTCGCCGGATCGACCCGCGTGGTTCCGAACATGGAAGCACACCTGACCGCCAGCGACAGGATCAGGCACTCGTTCCACTCCTCGGGAATGTCGATATTGTCGGACGGGTCGGAGACGATCTCGACATATTTGCCGTAGTCCAGCTCAAGCGTGACATCGGCGGTCGGAACTGGCCAGACGTTGATCGTCAGTCCAGTCGGCGTTTTCGAGATGTAATAAGCGATCGGGTCGCCGGTCGCCGTTCGGTTCGGGATCGAATAATATTCGCTCCGGTTCCATTCCGTCATCAGCCGGTGATAGGTCGAGGAAACCACAAGCCTGATCGAGGAGATGTCGCGGCAATCGTCGGGCGCTGCTACGGACGACGTTCCACCCGTGACCGTGACCGTCCCCGTCGTATCGCGATACATCGCGCCTTCGCCGGCCATCGTCTTGAGCATGACGTTGAGGCGTGTCACACCATCGTCTATGTCGGTCCCTGACGGGGTTTCGCCAGCGGCATAGGCGCCAAGCTCGTAATAAGCCTGGGTGATGATCTCCTCTGCGGTCAGGGGAAGCGTGTAGATGCCGCTCGTGCTCATAAATGCGAGCCGTCCGTGAACTTGGCGAACACCGGATCGGGCTCAGGTTGAGCCGTTGGCACGGGAACGCCTTCGGGCTTGATCCTCGGCGGTTTCAGCTCGGCGGGTTTGGGGTCGTAGCAATCCGAACAAACCCGCTCGCCGGTCCATTCCTTCTTGAAATTGGAAAGGCGCCGCTGGAACCCGCACCTTGGACAGCAGCCCCACGGCGCTCGGGACATGTTCAGACTCCGATGCTACCGGCGGTCGGTAGAGGCGGGACGGTCGAGGTTGTCGTCGTCGGAGCGATGTAGGCCGTTCCGAACTGGCCGTTCCTGATGCCTCCGGTCCAATAGTCCTGATGCTGCGGGCGCCCCGTGCGCCACGTTGACATCGCGCTCTGGAAATCCTGCGGAGTTTCGCCAGCGGCCATCGTCGGACGTTGCGAGCGCCAGTCCGTTCTGGCCGTGCGGAACTGCTGGAACGCGTTCCAGAAATTCTGCATGTTTGCGGCGTATGGCTCTCCGAACGCCGGCATACGCGGCATTCCAGGAGTTGGCTGACCCTGAAGCGGAGCCCCGGTTCCCCCGCCGCCGGGAGTCATGATCGGGCCTCCAGGATTGGGCGCCATGCTGCCCGGAACGCCGGGGACCATGCCGACTGCAACCGGGGCTAGCGCATTGTTTGCTGCGAGGGGCTGCGGAGCGAAGGGATCGTAACCACCGGCCATTTGGGGCATCTCCGTGAAAGGAAGGTGCGCCGGCCCTCGGTCGGCTGACTTTCAAGCGAGGTTACAACGAGGCCCGCTGGAGAACGGGAAATAATGTCAGACGCGAAAACGGGGCGGCTCCAGGGAAAGCCGCCCCGCCCCCACGAGCAGACGCTAGGCGCCCGCTATGCTCCCGCTGATCCGTACAGGCACCTGAAGTCGCCCCAACCACACGAGTATCTTTCGGTACTTTTGAACTTCATGTTCTCGGTGTCGAAGTCGCTGTCGTCCTCCATCGCCAGCGCGCGGCGCTGATACGAGATCAGGCCGTTGGGCGCGTTGGTCTGGAGGAACCACGCATCGGTATCCGTCAGATAGTTGTTCATCGTGATCTCGGGGATCACGCCGAGCGTCCGAAGCGCGTTGAGGTCGTTGTTCGGCGTCCCGACGCGAAGCTCCGATTTCAGGATGCGCTGCGCGTTGAACACGTCATACGGATTGATGATGAGCCGCGCGACCGTGAGCTTGATCGGCAGACCGGCACTGTTCTGAGCAATGCCGACATGGATCACGCCGTCCTCCAGCGCCGCTTCGGACAGGTCCGCGTCGGTCAGGTGGTTGGACTGCGTTCCGTTCACGGTCGGGTGGGCCGAGGAGCAGAGCTGCTGGCCGTCGCCGCCCGTATAGGACGAGTTGAACGCCCGGTTGAGGACGTTGGCGTGGACCATCTCCTTCGTCACGTTCATCGAGAAGGGGAGCGCCTGCGCGTTCGACTCCGCGACATCGTTGTAAAGGTTGTCCTCCTGCGCCTCGCGGGTGATGACGAAGCCAAGCCCGTAGGTCACATGGGTGAACGGCGTTTTCGGACCCTGCCCGAAGCCGTCGTAGGAGATGGACTGGCCTTCCCCCTTGACTGCCGCGAGGCCGAGGCCGGTGACTTCCACGACGTTCTCCGTCGCCTTCTTCGACGTGCGAACATCGAAGATGCGGGTATATTGCTTGTCGAGGTTGTCGTAGGTGTGGCCGAAGATGGCCTGGATGCCCGGAAGAAGAAGGTCCGGGCGACTTGCGCGAGTAACGACTGCCATTGTTCAGCCCTTCCCTTTTTAGACGCCGGCCGAGGCCGCAACCTCGGTCGAGTTGTTGATCTTCACGAGCACCTTGTTGTTCGCTCCGAAAGCGTTGTCGGGGCGCTGCGGGGCGCCGAGAATCTTCAGCTGGAGCGTGCTGGTCGTCGCCTTCGTCGCGTCGTCGAGCTGGAAGCCCGAAAGGCCGGTCACGGTCGAGCCGGAACCGGATGCGAGGTTGGCGTTCAATCCAACGTCGGCAGCGGTGAGGCCGGCCGCGTTCTGGATTTCATAGACCATGTTCGGATCGGTGCTGACGAGGACGTAGGCGGCGGTCGAGGCCGCCCGCGACTTAGGGACCGTGCCGGTTGCGTCGGGCAGGAAACCCTGGACCACGCCGGTAATGGCTCCAGTCGTTGCCGCGCGGGTAACGGACGGGATGCCGTTCGCGTCGGCGGAGCCAGCCTTGATGACCGGATCGCCGATGAACAGTGCGGTCGAATCCGACGCGGGGACATACATCGTCTCAAGGCCGCCGGAAAGGACGCCGCTGCCCTGCATCTTGACGGGCTTGAGCCCGAACGGGGTGTTTGCATTCGCCATAGGTCGAACCCTTTTCCAAGAGCCGCCTATGGAGGGGCGGCTATTCGAGAACCTGGTTGGCCCTGCCGATCTTCGTGGAGCTATCGACGTAAACGGGTGCGCCCATCGCTCCTGTGACCTGCTGGCCTTCCGCTCCGGCGTGGCCTGGGAGTTTCCCCTTCACCATTCCGGCTTCGACTTCCTTCCGCCGCTCTTCCGCTTTGGCCCGATCCTCTTCGATGAAGTCGTTGCGCTTGGAGAAGAGACGGGCGTAAACGGGCTTGCCGTCCGCATCCGTATCCACCTTCACCGGCTCGACGCCTTCGACGGGATCATAGTCATCGCGTTCGGTGAGATCGGCCACGCGGCTTCCGGTGTCGTTCACCCAGCGGGGAGTGCGGCCCTCTGCCGCGAGTTTGGCCCGGACCTCTTCCGGGATGCCGAGCTTCAGTCGGGGAAGCCCGGTGTTGTCTGTCCTGCGGCGCCGCTCCGACGCTACTTGAGAGGCCCTGTCGGCCCGATTGGTGCTCATTATGCTGCCCTTTTTGCTTTCTCGGCGAAATAATGTTTGGCGTAATCGTCCTTCGATCCGATGAGCCCGCGATCGGCGAGGTCATCGGCGACCGCCTTGGCTTCGCGGGGAAGATCGGCGTAGGTCGTCCCGCCCCGCGAAACGCCCCCGCTGTTGCGCGAGATGTCGCCGTTCACGTTCGGGGCTGGCTTGTTGTCGAACAAGTGCGGGAACTCGCGTTTCAGGTTCTGCTCGGTGTAAGCGAGCTGTTCCGCCGGGGACGAATTGGGATAGGATCGCGCATAGGCGTCGCAGACCTGTAGAGCCCGTTGCCATGCGACCGGATCGGCCTTCACCTTGGCGTTGTGCTCGACCCAGCTTTGCGTTTCCGGGGCTGGTCCGGCCCTGGGCGGCCCGCTGTTGAGCGCTGCGGTCGTCGCATCGAAGTTCCGCAACGCCTCTGCCGCCTCTACCCGGTCGCCTTTCTCGACTGCGGCCTCGTATCTCCGCGCCAGCTCCTCGCGCTGCTGCTGTAGCTTTTCGGCCATGATCGCGCCGGACGTGCGCGAAACCGTTTCCAGTGTGGTTCGGATTTCCTTCAACTCGCGCGACGTGCGCTCCTGGATGTCCTTGCCGTCGCGGATGAACTGGTGCGCGGGCTTCCATTTCTCGGCGGGGCCGGAGAACTTGTCCTGCGGCACCCAGCCCATTGACGAGGCCAGGTCCTCCAGCGAGGGGACTTCGTTCGACGGATCGGCTTGCGCGTCAGCTTCGGCGAACTGCTCTTCGACTGCTGCACTCTGTTCGTTCGCGGCCTCTGCCGCCTGCTCGTTTTCAAGACTCATGCTACTTCCCTTGCATCAAAGTGAAAGCCCGCATTTGGCGCCGAGGTAGGTCTTTGCGCTGGCGAGGTTGGCCGCGCTCAGCTGCGGAATCAGGATTGCGCCGTAGAAGCGGGTGTTGGCCGGAAAGGTGCCAGTCGTTGTTGCGCCGAGCGCAAGAGGACTATTGCTAAGCGCCAAAGCGCCGACATCGACCGGCCCGACCAGCGCGCCATTGTTGACGCCGAGCAAGGAAGCATTTGCGACGTGCCTCTCGACGATGACGGCGTTCGCCCCCACTGCCGCGGCGCCGTTGGCGAGGGGATTTGTGGAGCTTCCATCGGTCAGAGTGACTTGCGGAGTCGTCGGTGTCTGTTGTAGCCGCGCCACCGCGCCAGCCACCGCCCAGATGATGTGGCTCAGCGTCCATGAGACCTGTTGAAGCGCCGTAATCCGGTCGAATGGAAGCGGAAGCGTGACTCCGCTGGCGATGCTCAGGAACATCGCAACGCCGTCGAACAGCAGATACGAATTGCCCGATCCGTCCACCTGATAGGTGGGCCGCGAGCCTGCCGTCGCTTGCGTGAGGTCGATGTTGTTGCCGCTCTTGTCGAGCATCAGGCCCACGGGGTCGCCGGCATTGACGACGGCAGCTCCGGGCGACGCTCGGGTGCCGGACTGGAACAAGGTTGTCTTGTCGCTCGGGTCATACCAGGCGCCGGCAACACCGCCGGTAAAGAGCTTGGACGGAGAAAAAGATGCTCCCGCCCGCGTCGCCACGGATTCAATCGAAAGGGCAAGCTCAAGCATTAGAAGAGAAGCCCAACAATCGAACTTGCCGTCGTCCCCGTCGCCATCACCTTGGTCGTGCGGCACAAAACGTAACCGCCCGCCGGAACGGTATAGGTGGCCGATGTTCCGTCCACATCCAGGCACGTCACGTTCCCCGCAACTCCGACATGGAGCGCGTCGAAAGCGTTCGCGGCAGTATCCGATGGAGTGACCGGATTATGATTCCTCGCAGTTGCCATCATTCACCTCCCTCGATCACCGCCACGATGTCCTGATCGTTGATGATGCGGTATTTCACGCCGTCATATTCGCGCAGGATGCCTTGGTAGCGTTTGATGAGGACACGATCCCCTACCTTCGGCTTGGGTGCGTCTCCCCACTCTTCCGGACGAGCATAAGTGAAAGCGAGCGGGGATACGGCACATAATGTTCCCTCCTCATTCGCCAGTTCTTCGCGCTCCTTCACGCTTTCGATGACGATGATGCCGCCCTTCGTGACCTTCTCAGTCGGATCAAGCTTAACTACCACGTTGAATGTCGTGGGTTTGATCGGGCACGCCTCGGACTGGGGCGACGCGACTTCGGCGCCGGCAGTTTCGGGGGCAATGATCGCGTCAAGGATTAACTCAGGCATCTTCACCTCCAACAATGTCCTCGAACGTGCATTCGCCGATTGCCGAATAGGCTTCAGCCCGCGTCTTGAGCGTGGCGAGGAGGACGGGGTTCACGTCGCCGCCTTCCCATGACGCTGCGAGCCAAGCGGCTTTCTGGATTTCCGCCATGTCGGCGTGCGCTTTCAGAACCACCTGCGTCACCGGGTCCTCACGCCATGCCGCGAACTCCTCGGCGGTGATGGGTTTCTTCTTGCGGGGCATTATTCGCCCACCTGGAGCAAGCGATGCTGAAGGCGCGAGACTGCGGCGATCAGGAGTCCGTAGCTCGGCGGAGTGGACCAGCATGTTCCGGTCGAGCCGTCGCGATAAACGACCGCGATACCCACCGACGAAACCTTGTCGTCCTCGACCGCCTTGCACACCTCCGTGAGCCGTTCGATCACGTCTGGAGAGACGGCAGGTTCGGCGTCGATCACGCAAAGCTCGACGGGGATGGTCGCTTTCACAGCTTCGCCGCCTTCATCCCGTCGGCCATCGTCTGATGTTCAAGCCCGTATTTCTCGGCCTGCGCTCCGATGGTGGTCGCGACAGCTTCCGCGTTCTTCTTGTCGGCTCCGGCGACATGCTCGGCTGCTTTGCCCTGCGCCGTCAGGCCGACTGCCTGCGCTTCCGCAGTCGCCTTGTCGGCATGGGCATTGTCCTTGTTCGCCTTCGCCTGAAGCGCGACGACCTGCATCTCCTCGACCGGGTTCGGAGGCGGCGGCTGCGGCGGCGGGAGAAGCTTGTCGATGTCCTCGATGTCGGCGGCTTCGAGCGATCGGCGCACAAGCTCGCGCATGTCGCCGCCGACCTGTGCGATCAGCTCGGCCTGCGACTGGAGATACTGAGCCTTGGCCATCTTCTGCATCCGCGTGACCGCGCTCGGGTCGGACACGGGCCGGATGTCGATGTCGTCGGCGTTGAAGTCCTGCGCGAAATTGGCCTGCGGATCGTCGAGGACGTTCAGATAGTCCTTGGCCGTCGCTTCGTCGCCGTAGCGCCCGGTTTTCTCGAACAATAGCTCGTATTCTTCCCTGGCGGCGCGGAAGAACCGCTTCGCCGTGGCGTTGAACACCTGCAAGCCCTGCTCGATCTGAGCGAGGACAGTCCCCACGGGCGCGGTGGGAGCAGCCTGACCCGTGAGGATGTCCTTGATGCCAGCGATCTCACGGGCAAAGCCCATGATGAAATCGAGCACCTGGAACGAGACCGGAGAGACCTGCGGGAGCGTGCGTTCGTAGATCGCTTTCCTGAGATCGTCCGCCGACGCTTCGACCGTCTTGTATTCGCCCGGCCCGAAGCGGATCACGTTGCGGCCAGCGCGGCCCTGTAATCTCAGCCCAGAGGCGATGAACCCACCGCCTGCAACCGCAGCAGAGCCTGCGTCGATCAGCTGGTTCAAAAGCGTGTTCGCGCCAGCCCCGATATGCTTGAGCAGATGCCCGAGCCCGATGTCGTAGAACTTGCCCTGCGGATGCGGGAAGAAGCCGTATTTGACGTAGAACTTGCCCGCGTTGATCTTGACCGGCTTTCCGTCCGGCCCCCATTCGATGTCGCGCGGGCTGAAGTTCGCCTCGACCCGAAGAACCTCCCGGCTCTCCTTGTCCACCGTGACGATATACGGCTCGTCATACCCATCCTCGTCCAGATCGGCATAGCGATATTGTTCGAGGAGAAGGCGCGGCTTGTCCTCCTCGTCCTCACTGATTCCAAGGTCGCACTGACGGTAAAGGCCCTCCCGCTGTTTGCACGCGATCTCGAACGGATAGCGCTCGGGCATCTCCTCGGTGATGCGCGGCGCGGTATCCAATGACCGGACATTCTCGTTCACGATCAGCCGAAGCGCGGGAACGAACGCCGACTGTGCGCCTTTCGTCCACCACACCTTGCGGAACGCGCAGCCGACAATCGGGAGCTGCGTCATCAATGCATCGGTATCGGCTTCCCACGCTTCCATCCGGTAGAAGATCGTCGTGTTGAGATATTCCGAGACGCGCCTTGCACGAGACGCCTTCGCGCCCGGCGGAATGGACCATGCGATCTGCGGCGGAGGTGGCGCTTGGGGAGGAACCGGCTGACCGTCCGGGCCAACCTGCGGCTGCTGAGCCATCGCCGCCTGTTGCGCCTGGAACCCAACCATCGCAGGAACCGGCTGACCGTTCATCATCACCATCGGATGCCCGTCCGGTCCCTTCATCGAAACGCCGTTGTCCTGACCCACGACCTTGCACAGGATCGCCTCGTCGCCCTTGATGGCGGCGGGATACATGCGCGCGTTCCATTGGAGCGCGGCGATGGTCAGGAGCGGGATGTTGACGTTCGACGCCGATTTCCACGGCGTGTCCTTGGCTTCGGCGGGCTTGTCCTGCGAGGCGGCGGCAAGCATCTCGCTCGCCATGTCCTCCCATTCCTTGCGGGAAGCCTTGTCCTTCTCATAGTCCTCGACGACCTTTGCGCCCAATTCGGTGAGCGCCTGCTCGTCCATCGCTTCGGCGAGGTTCGCCGTCGATTGCGCGAGCGTCATAAGCTTCTCTTGCGGAGAAGGCGCGGACGCTTCGGCCATCGACGCCGTGACCGCCGCAGCCGCCGCGCCGGGGTCGTAGGTATCGTCGGGGATTGTCGCCATCAGAAGGGGAAGTTCCGGGCGCGCAGATGATGCTCCTCGTGAGCGATCTCTTCCGCGCTGCGGGTCGGAGCGTCAGTCGGTGCGGGCTTGGCAGGAGCTTTCTTCGCGGGCTTCTTCTTGGTCGCCATGATCGGTCTCCTTCAATATCCTGTGATCGGTGAGCGCCCGACCGCCTCAAGCTCATCCTCCGGCTCGTCGGCCAGCGTGAGCGGGAAGCGGATCGGAAGATCGTCCTCTAAAAAGCGGCTCAGGGCATCGAGCATGTCGTCATGCTGAGCCACCGGGAACGCCTTGTATTCCTCCTCGACGAAGGCTTTGGTTAGGTCGATCTCGCGGCCCTCGTAATTCGTCTTGGGGAGCTTCGGACGCAGGAGAATGCGCTTCTGCTCGAACCACGGGATCAGCCGGCGGATGCGGTCGTTCTTGTCCATCGCTCCGCCAAGCTCGGTGATTGCGAAGCGGTAGTTCTCGCGCTCCTGAACGTCCTTGATATGCTCGATGTCGGCCATCATGCCGTAACGCTCGTATCCAACCGCCATGATCGGAGCGCGGGAGAACCAATGCCGGTGCAATTCCATCAGCACGGTCGCGCGCTCGGTCAGGCTCAGACGATCCCGAACCATGTCATGCACATAGACCTTGCGATCCGGCCCGAGCCCAAGCACCCAAATACTCGTATAGTCGCTGGTCTTTTTCTTCGCCGACGCTGCATCGACGAGGATGACGAGGTTATGCCCGCGCCACAGGTCAGGCCCGCTGGCATATTCGAGCCATTCTTCCTTGAAACCCTGTTTGTCATCGGCGGTCGGGTCGAGGAGCATTTGGGCGCCGAACACGAACGGCCCCATGTCGCGCCGCTTGGTCGCCAGTTCCTCTCTCGTGAGGAATACCGGCTCACCATCCACGGTGCCGTCATTCGTGGCAGGATAGATGCGTGGCTTAGCGATGCCCCGGTCGATCACCGTCTTGTAAGTGTCATTGAAATGATAGCGCGTGCCGATGAAGCGGCGTCGCCCATCCTTCGCGCCAAGGTTGAATGACAGCGCGAGCGCTTCCGTCGTCTTGGCCATCATCTCAGGCGTGGTCACGCTCTCGCGTGTCACCACGTCGTCATAGACCATGAGCCGATAGTGCTTCGACGTGGGCTGACCATCAACCAATCCCCAAGCTTCGACTGTCGATTCCTTCGGGTTGCCCTTGCGCTTAACGACAATCCCCTCGTCCTCACTCCATTTCGGGCTGTCTTTCACCGGCTCGGCATAGAGAACGTCGGAGAACCAACGCTTCAGACGCTCGTTGCGCTCGAACTCCTGCTTGATCTGCCGAAGGAACGCTTTCGCGATCGGTCGCGTGTGACTGAAGATGCCGACCGTAACCTCGGGGTCGCGCAGAATGTCCTGAATGGTCAGCGCGAAGGTGATACAACTCGATTTGTAATGGCCTCTACTCCATAGATCGAGATAGCCATCCGGGTTCGACTGGACCTCGCAGCAGCGGTCGAACACCCACTGGCAATGCGCGTCCTGTCGGCCAAGCCCGTAACGCAACAGCACCCACAGACCCATGCGCGGATGAAGGCACGCCTCACGCATCAGTGCGTCGGCCTTGTCGCGCTCGCCGTTCAGTATCAGCGTCGAGACGCGATCCTGGAGGACGTTGATCTCGGGAGGCGGGAGCCAGGTCACGCAGCCACCAACCAATAAGCCTCAACACCGGCTTTCGGGGCGATGCGAAGGACGCCGATACGACGGCAACCATATCCCACCTGCTTGGCCGCACCTTTGTCAGCGGCGCCACGGCTTGCATACGGGTTGCCCGTCCACTGAAGCCCGTTCAGGCTAACGAACACATTGGCGAAGAGCATCACGGCATCTGCCCCGTTGCGATCTGCGCCTCCAACAACATCTGCGAGGCAGCCCGCACGTCCGCCATCCATGCGTTGGGCTGATCGCGCTCGTTCATGCCGCGCTCGATCCGAACCTTCTGCATCATGCAGCGGATTGCCGCCTCGGTGCGCGTGGGAAAGCGCTTCAACGCAACCTCGATCCAGTCGCGCCGGTCGGCCAGCGTTTCGAGGAACGCACGGTCTGCGTCCTTCCACGGGCGGCTAGCCACGCTTCGCCTCGATCACCAAATGCGGCGTTGGGCCGAATATCTCGTCGATCTCGCGCTTGGCCGCAATGGTGTGATCCACCGCTACTGCACCGGAATGCTCGACCTCGCGCTTGTCGCGCCAATCGTCAGGGCCAGCGTTCTTGAGCGCGAAGATCGTTGACGTGACGACCGGGCCATCGTCCGCAGAGAGTAAGCGGCGCTCCAGAAATGCCTGCCGTTTGGCCTGCGCGAGTTTTACAGTGTCCGCAAAATCTGGATAGCGCTCGGTCCATTCATAGACGCGCTGGCGATGAAAGCCTAGTTCAGCAGCAGCGGCGGCAAGCGACAGCCCCTCGCTCATAAGTGACAGGATTTCGCCCCCAAGCACGGGCGTGTAATCGGTCGGTCGGCCGCGCGGACGCTTTGCTACTTCCCCACCCATGCGGCCGTTTTATGCCACACGGTTTCAGCTGGAGGGGTTGTTGTTAATCGACCTTCGACGCATCAGCCCGCGCAACGCTCTTAGGGCACCCGCCTTGTCGTAAAAGTCGAGATCGCGCTTGAGGTCGCCGAGCGTGGCGGTCGGCTTCATCGTCAGGTATTGATCCACCTGCTGCTGGCGAAAGCCGAGCATCCGCGAATGCGCGTTCGCATCGCGCCTGACCTCGAATGCTGATCGTGGTGCGCTCACCGCCGCTCCTCGTAGCTGCTGAGGGATTGATCTGAGAGAAAATATCGTGATCCATCAGAGCGATAGCGCGCATTTGCCCCGAGATTTTCGAGGATGCCATTCAGCTCGTTCGTGTCCTCTTCGCTCATCGGCTGGCCGCGCCTGTCCATCACCGGAACCTTGCGTGGCGGTCCTTCGATAAGCGGAGCCGTGATCCGCGATGACTCCCGCGCTCTGCGCTCGGCAACCAGCCGAGCAATCTCCGGCACGATTTGCGAGTATCGAGTTGCCGACCGACGCACTTCAGCCGAAACCGCCTGCACCTCAGAAACGCGAATATCCTGCAAGGCATCAACCGCAGAGGCGAGCCACAGCGTCTGCTGATCCGCGCTCATTGTCACCGGGGCGACCAGTCCCAGCATCTTCGCCAGCTCAGTGGTGAGCGCCGATGATCCGCTGAACTGCGATGGCGGTTGGGTTGTTAGGTCGTTCATGTCGTCTGATCTGCTCTCTCGGATCGTTGATCGAAGCCCAGCCCTTTGCGGTGCACATCTCGATTAGTTTCGGCGGTGGGATCCCGGTTTGTGCTGAGATGCGCCGCAAGTCGTCATTGAAGGTTTTCCAGGCCGTTTCGGTGTTCGGTAGCCGCTTGCGTTCGCGGTTTCGCTTGAAGTCCTGCCAAACCTGGAGAGGAACACCCGCCGGCAAAGCCCAAGCGCGCGGCTGAGGTGAAGAGCCGTTAGGCTCTGGAACCTCAGCGGGGGGCAAGGAGGGGGTTTGATTATTATCTTTGGGGGAACCTACGGGGGGCGTGTCACGCGCGTCACGCTCTGTCACGGCTGTCACGCGTGACTTGGCGTTACGGTCACTCTCTCGCTTGCGTTGCTGGCGCGTCCGGTTGCCTTCACGCTTCTTTTCGAGCTTGGCGAGTTCTGCCGCCTTGCGCTCGGCAATGTCGGCCTTTACGGCAGCGGCGAGCTGTTCACGCGTGGCCCCCGTCGCGAGCAACGCATCAATGACGGCCGCGGACAGGCTCACGCCGACATCCTCCGGCGAAGCTCGATCACTTGGGCGAGCAAGCGCGGACTGGACTCGACGGCTCTGCAGGCGTGCAGGACGGTCGTATGATCCTTTCCACCGAAGCATTGAGCGATGTCGGGATAGGACGATTGAATGACAGAGCGCGCGAGGAACATCGCGACTTGGCGCTTTTCGGTGATGTCTCGAACACCCCGGCTTCCGGTCATAATGCGGTGCGGCAATCCGTAGTGATCTGCCACGGCTCGTTTCAACCGATCGATCTGGCCCATTGCGAGCTGGCGATCTTCCCATGAGCCATAGCGGTTCGTTTGCTGCCGGCGCTTGGGTTTGGGCTTGAGGCTGCGGAGGATCGCTTTTCTGAGTCTCTCCGATCCACGCCGGGCATCGGCTTTCCAGTTGCCCACGGGCGCGAAGTCCCCAAGCGGCTCTGCGTCGGCACACAGCCCTTTCGGCTCGTTTCGGATGGCGCAGGTCACTGCGCCTGATTCCCATACTTGCGCCGCAGCTTGCCGAGCAGCTGCGATGCGGCCGTGCGCGGAATGCCCATGCGCTCGGCGATCTGAGCTGTGTTCAGGTCCAGACTCAGCAGCTCGGCGAACCTGTCCATGCGTTCGTCCGCGCTCATATGATCGGCGCGGGCTGTCATGCTGCCACCGCCAGTTCGGGAAGCTGCACGCGAACGAGAACCTTGCCGTGCTTGACCGGATCGCCGCGCCGGAGAGTGTATTCAAATATCTGGTCGTCCACGCCCATTGCCTCAGCAAGAGCGTCGATTCCGTGCTTCGTTCGTGCTAGAAGGTTGTCGAGATCGCACAGGCGTTTCGTCGGCGGGCAATAGGTCAATTCGACCATCACCGGCCCATCGACGTAGAGCCTCGGGACGCGCTGGAACTTGAGCATCACAAGGCAGTCGTTCCGGTATTTCTTGCCCGCGCTCGACCATGCCCAGTGCGAGCCGTGGGAACCGTTGGGAGAAAGCTTCGCAGGAGGCCAGGGCAGCTCGATCATGCCGTGCGCCTTCTCTGTAAGCCGAGCTTTGCGGCCCTACGGTGAGCTGCATAGGATTGCGTTGCGGGCGAGCGCTTGTTCGCTTCGACCATCTTCTGCAACCGGCGACGGGCGAGGAATGTGCGAAGGGCTTTCATGCGCCGACGCCGTTCTGTTTTAGCTGCGAAAGGCCGCGCTCGATCAGTTCAATCGGGTCGGCGTCCTCGTTCTTCGTGATGCAGCGACCCGCAGGATCGAGCAGCCGCGACAGAAGATGATCGGGAAGCACGTCGCAGAGGCGAACCAGCGCTGGCACCGGAAGCGGCGATTGGCCGCGTGCATACGTGCCGAGCGTGTCGTAGTTCAGTCCCGACTTGTCCGCGATGACCTTGCGTGTCAGGCCGTGATCGAACTCGGCAAGCCGGAACACGTCGCGCTGCGTTTCGAGCGTCTTTGCCGTGAGCGGATCGATTGGCTTAGTCGCCATGATGATCCTCCCGACGAGATGGAGGATTTTCATGCGGAATTGCGGATAATGCGCCGCCGTCATGGGAGTGCGAACCATGTGTGCGACTGTGAAGCGCGCGGGCGGGCTTGCTCGGACCCAACCTCCCCCTGGATTCAGGGCTCGCCCCGCGCATTTCGTCGTGAACGAACGGGAAATCCCCATAAGCCGACATTGGCGGGAGCTGGATGCGTTCGCGTCCGAACCACCATGCGACACCATAAGCGAGGAGCATCAGACAGGCGCCGAGCAGCGTCCATGCCGCAATCGCCAGCAAGGCGGATGTCAGACCCTCCCCCATAGCGGACTCTACGGCACAGCTTCAGGAATGAACGGGCGTCGTGCGCGGGGGGCTTCCGCACACACGACGCCCTTCGCCGGCCGCGGCGAATGCGTAATCATGCTGCCGCTCGTTCAATTTGGCGGCGTTCCCACTCAGCCAACCGGCGACGGCGCGCTAATGACCGGAGATACGCAGTTTCAGCAACGCTCCTCCGCTTCACTCCAATGGAGTGCAGGATTTGACGAACACGCTCGCGCGTAATCCCGTAATCGTCGCCTATCTGCTGAAGGGTTTCCCCAGCCCTGTAGCGGGCGGCGATTGCTCGCTCTCGGCATTCTTCAATCGGGAGTTCTATCTTTCCAGCGCGGCGCGCGGTCGCAATCAGCGCCAAAAGCTCAGGCGTCGGCGCGAACCATTCCGAAGAGCCCGGAACCGGCGCTGTTCGATCATGTCGAGCCGGCCCGTTCACTCTGTTTCCGGCGAATTTCAGATGAAGATTGCGCTCCAACAAATAGTCGCCGGGAGCCGTGGCCATTATCTCAATCGATGCGGCCAGATCGGAGCCCAGCTGCTTGCAGCGGCCGTTAGGATACGACGAGCATCCGATCTTGATTGGACCAGCCTCGCCAGTGATGCGAGCGAAGTAGATGAACCGCTCGCTCATGCCGCCAAATCACCAAGGCCAGCACGCTCGGCGGCAACGCGCCGCCAAGTGTCTAGTGGGACTTCATCGTTGGTAGCTCCCGAAATCCTCTTGGCGGTCTCTACGTCGGGGAACCGCTCGCCAGTTGCGTATCGGCTGATCGAAGCTTGCGTCGTGCCGCTCCGTTCCGCCAACTCGTTCTGGTTCGGCGCATTGGGGCGGTTTAGATAAGCCTCCAAAGCGCGTGCGTAGATGTTCATGCCCACGTTCATACCAAAACGGTATTTTCTTACAAGCCCAAAAATACCGCTGCGGACGTTCCACCCTCAATCCTCTTCGGCAAACATATGCCGATGGGGTATCTCGGCAATCTTGTTCACTTGCGAAAGGCGCGTGGATGGAGCCAAGCGAAGCTCGCCGAAGCGATCGGAGTGGAGCAGCCGACCATTCAGCGATGGGAAAGCGGGAAACGCGTGCCTGACCTTGACAATATCGTGGCGCTCTCCATTGCACTTGGAGTTAAACCTGGATCATTAATCGAGGGTAGTGAACATGTCGGCTTAGGCCCGACACTATTCATCAAGGGCGAAGTAGCCGCAGGAGTTTGGCGGGCCGCAGCCGAATGGCCCGAGGACGACTGGCAGACGTTCACCGGTAGGAGTGACGTGGACGCACGAGTCGAACATCGCTTTGGTCTGCGCGTCGTCGGTGACAGCATGGATTTGATTTACCCCCACGGAACGGTGGTCGAGTGCGTTTCGCTTTTCGGCAACGCCGAGGCCATGCCAGGCAAGCGGGTGGTGATCCTACGCAAGAACGACCGTCAGGAATATGAAGCGACCGTGAAAGAGCTGGTCGAGCAGGACGGTGCCCTGTGGGCAGCCCCGAAGTCCACAAACCCAGCCCATCGCGCCTTCCGTTTGGACACGCCTGAGGACGGCATCTTGGAAACGAGGATCGTGGCGGTCGTCGTCGCCTCGATCAGACCGGAATAACGACCTCCTAAAAAATATTCCATTCCGGTATTGACTATCCATACCGCTACGGTATTGTCGTCTCCCGAACAAGGAGACGCACATGGCCGAAGCAGGGGGGAAATCGAAGGTTGCGGCGAAAGCAAAGCCGCGCGCCAAGAAGGCGGCGGTCCCGCAAGTCGTCGGGGTCAAGGGCTTCGACGCGGACCTGAAATGCCTCGGCTACCAGTTCGCAATCGGCGAGACCTACGAACACTCAGGCCCCATCCACATGTGCGCCAGCGGGTTCCACTTCATCGAAGGCAACCCGCTCGACGTTCTCGACTTCTATCCGCTCATCGGGGATGATGGAAGGCCCAACCGCTTTGCTTCTGTCGTCGCCCACGGTGAAGTCATCCGCGACGGTTCGACGAAGAGCGTTTGCGGGAAGCTTACCGTTTCCGCCGAGCTGAAGGCTCCGGATTTTATCGCGAGCGCGGTCAAGTTCGTGATCGACGCCTGCAAGGCGAAGGCCGGCGGAAGGGTTCAGGCCGCGTCGGGCTACTCCTCGAAGCTCGCGGCGTCGGGCAACTACTCGAAGCTCGCGGCGTCGGGCTACTCCTCGAAGCTCGCGGCGTCGGGCGACTCCTCGCAGCTCGCGGCGTCGGGCTACTCCTCGAAGCTCGCGGCGTCGGGCGACTCCTCGCAGCTCGCGGCGTCGGGCTACTACTCGAAGCTCGCGGCGTCGGGCGACTACTCGAAGCTCGCGGCGTCGGGCAACTACTCGAAGCTCGCGGCGTCGGGCTACTCCTCGAAGCTCGCGGCGTCGGGCAACTACTCGAAGCTCGCGGCGTCGGGCGCCAACAGCGTCATTGCCGCTTCCGCTCCCGGCTGCACGGCAAGTGGCGCTGACGGGACATGGATCAGCCTCGCCGAGTTCGACGGCAACGGCAAGTGCATCGGTTTTGCGACCGGCTGCATCGGCGAGGACGGTCTCAAGTCTGACACTGCCTACTACGCCAAGGGCGGCAAGCTGGTGGAGGCCGGACAATGACCGCGCACCGCACCGTCCGGCCAATCCCGGCCCGCGACCTTGAAGCCATCTACCGTCCCCGGCAATTCCCGGCACTGGTCGATTTCACGGTTCCCGAGGCATATCTGCCGATCGGAACGCGGCACTCTCGCGAAATCACCGCCGGCCACGAATTACGCAAGCTCGTCCAGGTTCGGACTGTCGAGAACGCCCCTGCTCGGCAGTCCGTCCGCCTCTCGTTCTTCGTGAAATGGGTGGTCGCTGTTGCGATGGTCTATGGGCTCATTGTCGGCGCGATGGCGGTGCTTCCGTGAGCGCAGGATGGCAGCCTACGCCTCGCGGACTGTATTTGCACGAAATCCGCTACGCGGCGATGCGCGATGCAGGGCCAGAGCTTTACAAGGCGTTGGAAGAGGCCGTCTGCCTCATTCCAGCCAGCCAGAAAACGGCGCTCGCGAAATTCAACGACCTGCTCGCCCGCGCACGCGGAGAGACTGTCTCCCCTGAAGGAGTGAGGTCGTGAGCGAGCTGAAGCCGTTTCAGGATCGCGTTGGCGATTGGATGCTCGCGTGTTTCACGCCAGAGATCGTCGCCGACAAACTCGAACGCGCTGACCGCTTCATTGAGGAAGCGCTAGAGCTAGTCCAGGCGACCGGATATTGCCGCGAACGCGCTCATGCGCTCGTCGAGTACGTGTTCAACCGCCCTGTTGGAGAGGCGTTCCAAGAGGTCGGCGGCGTGAAGGTCACGCTGGCTGCGCTCTGCAATCCGCACGGCATCAACATGGATGCTGCCGCCGAAGCCGAACTGGCGCGCGTTTGGACCAAGATCGACAAGATCAGAGCGAAGCAGGCGAGCAAGCCCGTAGGTTCCGCGCTGCCTATCCCGATGCAGTCCCGTGTCTCCCATAACCTATCGGGGTCACGACCGTGATCCGGGCGATGCCTTCGGCCCGCGCTACCCATGCTCCGCACCGAGCCAGTCTGCGCTGTCTCGGCCTATCGGTGGGTATCGCTATCGCGTGCGCGCTTCTCCCCGCGTGCGACGCAAAGAACATGCCCGACCTGAGTACGCAGGGCATGGCGGACAAGGCGGTTCGCGATGACAGGGTTTGCCTCGATGGCGTGGAATACTTCATGTACGCCCACGCGCTCACGCCCCACCTAGAGCCGAGCGGGAAGCCTTTCACTTGCGCCGCGTCAGCGGGCGAAGCCGGAACGGCCACGACAACGAAGATTGGCGTGGTTCACGAGCACGCGACCCGCGAAGCGGGGGACGCCCAATGACCGACTTCACCGCGACCGCGCCCGCCAACAAGATGACCGGCTCAGAGTTCCTCGACATCATCGGCCCATTGTTCGGAAAGCCGACACAGGCCGAACGAGAGCTTGCCGAGCAAAAGCTCAAGCTCCGCGACGAACACAATCGCGCAATCCAGGACGCATTCAAGGTCAAGGAACCGCTTGCAGACAATATCGAACGGAGACGGAGAATTACTGCGGAATATCGGGAAAAGGTTAGGGGCGCATCGCTTCGCGACCGGGCTGGTCATGAACGGAGCCAGCAATCTGCGTTGCCGTCTCCGCCTCCCGGTGACCATCCCTTGCGCAAGGATGCCGCGTGATGCTGCGCGTCCTCTCACTGTTCGCTGGCATCGGCGGCTTCGATTTGGGGCTCGAAAGGACGGGCGGGTTCAAGACCGTCGCGTTCTGCGAGATCGACAAGAAGGCGCAAGCCGTTCTCCGCAAACACTGGCCAGAGGTACCTTGCTTTGAAAACGTGCAAACCCTCACCGCCGGACAGCTTATTGCCGCTGGAATTTTTCCAGACGCGATCGCAGCCGGCTTCCCATGCCCGGACATTAGCACCGCAGGACGTGGCGCGGGCATTCATGGCGAGCGTAGCGGTCTCTTTTTCGAGATCATCAGACTCGTTCGCGAGTTTGCAGAACTCGGACACCAAATCAAACTCTTACTGCTGGAAAACGTCGCAGCTCTGCTTAGTCGAGGGCTCGGAGACGTTCTCGGGGCCCTGGCCGCGATCGGGTTCAATGCGTGGTGGGATTGTATTCCGGCTTCCGCCCTTGGCGCCCGCCACCGACGCGATCGCATCTGGATCGTGGCCTACCCCGAGAGCGAATTGTGGCACGGGCGCGGGCGCGGGGCCGAACTTGCAGGGCGGGATGAACCTGCAAACGGCGGTGAAGCTCTGGCCTACGCCTTCGGCGAACGACAACCGCGACAGGGGACATCTGGGCTCGCCGGCGATCCAGAGGCGCATGGCGAAGGGCAAGCAGCTGATGCTCTCGATGGTCGTCTCGGATCAATCTGGGCAGTTGAACCCCCGGTGGGTCGAGTGGCTAATGGGGTTCCCGGACGGGTGGACCGACTTAAGCAACTCGGAAACGCCGTAGTCCCGCAAATCCCCGAGCTGATCGGGCGCGCAATCCTCGCATCAATCGAAGCTGAAAGGATCGCGGCATGACCCGCTGCCAAACATGCGGACGCGAGTGCGTGTCGATCACCGCCCCAGAGACATTCTGTTCGTATGACTGCGCGCAGCACGTCTGGAAGCCGCGGCCCGCGATAGCGGCAGGCGCGCGGAGCGCTGAGACAAACGAAGATTTGGCTCAGTCCGAAGGACGGCAGAGCGGCGGCGAAAGCCGCATCGCCCGAAAGCCACAGGCATGACCCTCACCTTCAACCAATGGATGGGACGATGAAGCCAGCGAACGACTTTTGGCATCCGCTCAATGCGAGACGAGGGCATGACGTGGGAGACGTGTGCGATCGGCTGTGGATGGGGCTGGATACCTCTTTCGCGAATGCCTTCGGCACCGGGCTAGGCGGTCCTGAGGGACCGGAGCCGGGCAAGCCGTCTCCGCGCTATCGCGCGCCATCCCTTTCGCAAGAACAACCCAGGGAACCCGCGCAGCCCAATAAGCGCGCGGGTCGCAATTCGTGAACGCTGAGACGGCAATCGCCGATGTTGCGCCGGCGGCTTACCAAGCCGAAGTCCTGCGCGGCCAGCTCTGCGATGATCTCAACCGCCGCTTCTGGCGCGGTCGCCAGCGGCTCGCCTCTGCAATCGAGGATCGCAAAGAGCGCGTCGAGCGTGACGCCGACAAGCTCTCTCCGCAAGCCTTCCTAGAGAAGTATCGGGGCTGGAGGTTCCTGTGAACCAACTGGCCGCAATCCGGGTCGCCAAGTGCGAGATTTCCCGCGTGCTGTCGATCCTTGCGCTCTGCCCCGGCTTGGAGTGCGATGAGCAACTGAAGCTGTCCACGCTGGAAGGCGAAACCGAGCTGAACGAAATCGTCTCCGCCTTGCTTGCCATGAATGAGGACGACGAAGGGATGATCGAGGCCATCAAGGCGCAGATCGACACACGCAAGCAACGGATTGGCCGACTGGAAAACCGTATCGAGGCGCGGCGCAATGCGATCGTATCGCTGATGGATTGCGCTCAGCTCACGAAGCTCCCGCTGTCGGAGGCGACCGTGACCGTGCGGACGCTCGGCGTGCGCCCCAAAGTGTTCGATGCGGATTCGCTGCCAGATGGCTTCGTGAAAATCGAGACCGTTCGCAAGCCCGACATGGACGCGATCAAGGCGGCATTCGAGGCCGGCCAACCCGTTCCGGGAGTGACCGTCACGAACGGCGGCGCATCCCTCACAGTTCGCAGGAAGTGAAACGAAGGAAAAGGAAACTGAACAATGGCGACTTACGCATCTGATAGTGGGGGAAAAGACTTCGACCCCGTACCCGAAGGCTCGCATCTCGCGGTCTGCGACATGTTCGTAGACTTGGGATTGCAGGACAGCAGCTTCGGCACCAAGCACAAGATTTACCTGCGCTGGCAAATCCCGTCCCTTCGCATGAAGTGGACGAAGGATGACGTTGAGCATGAGGGGCCGATGGCGATCGGCTCCAAGTTCACGCTCTCGCTCCACGAAAAGGCGGCGCTCCGGCAAATCCTCCAGAGCTGGCGTGGCAAGGCGTTCACGCCGGAAGAGCTGAAGAAATTCGACGTAACCACGATCCTCGGCAAGCCATGCTTGATTACGGTCACGCATTCCCCGAAGGACGGCGGCGGCGTCTATGCCAATGTCGGCGCGGTCGCGAAGCTGCCCCCTGGCGTCCCCGCGCCCACGATGGAAGGCGAGCCACTCCTTTACGACGCAGACAATCTCGACACGTTCGACAAGCTGCGCCCGTGGCTTCAGGACTTAATCAAGGGCCAGAAGCAAGAGACTGAGCCGGAACCGCGCGGCGAGCCCCAGCCGGCCTATGCCGATCTAGACGACGACGTACCGTTCTAGGGCCTAGCAGATGACGTTCCTGCCGCCTCGAATCAAACGCGAAAGCGGGCGCAAGCAAGCTGGCAAGCGCTTTCCCTCGCACTGCAAGTGGGTACGCGGCCATCAGTGCTGCGTCCCCGGCTGCGAGGATATGCCGATTGAGGCGGCACACGTTCGCACCGGCACTGGCGGCTCCATGTCCGTGAAGCCTCACGACAAGTGGGTCATCAGCCTTTGCCGGTTCCATCATAGCGAACAACATCGCGTCGGCGAAAAGACGTTCGAGGCCCGCTACGGGATCGACCTTTACGCGCTTGCCGAGAAGTTCGCGGCAACGTCGCCGCACAGGTTCAAGTGGCTGGAGCAGTGCGAATGATCGGCCAGACCATCGTTCTCAGCTCGCCCGCCAAGCGAGACGGCGCAAAGCGGCTGATCGACCTTGCTCCCGCTGGCGCGATCGTGAACGTCCGCAAGGCCACGCGCTCAACCGAGCAGAACGCGAAGATGTGGGCCTGCCTCAGCGAAATCAGCCGCGCCAAGCCGGAAGACCGCGAGCTGACACCGGAGGTCTGGAAATCGCTGTTTATGCACGCCCTGGGCCACGCTCAGCGGTTCGAGATGGCGTTGGACGGGCGGGGGGTGGTTCCCGTGGGCTTCCGCTCAAGCCGGCTCACCAAGGAAGAGATGTCCGACCTTATCGAGATGATCCACGAATACGCCGCGCGACATGGGGTCGCACTGAAGGACGCAGCATGACCGCGATACGGATCGAAACCCGGAGGGCGGCAACAACGAAGATTGGTGCCGTGCGAAGCATGAGAGCCGGGGCCGAAGGCATCGCCCGAAAGGATCACCCATGACCCACTCTCTCACCAAGGCTCGGGAGATGATCGGATGGAGGTTGGCATGAAACCGAGTAAGGAAATGACACTCGGCGAACGACTGAGGAAGCTGCGGGGCAGCGCCGCGCCGCCGCAGACTGGCTGGGTCTGCCCGAAATGCGGGAGCGTCTATTCGCCGCGCGCTTTCGAGTGCTTCAACTGCAATCGCCCAGCACTTGAAGTCATTCGATGACCGAGCCCAAAACCTTCGCATGGACACCGGGACAGGGGGCTTACGCGCACTTCCCGCCGTATCTCAACATAAGAGCGAACGCGAACGGCACGCTGACCGTCACGGTACGTGGAAGAGAGCAGCCCGACGCCGAGTTTTACACAATGGGCGACACAGCCATCATTGAGCTGCCGCCTGAAGTCGCTGCCGAGCTGAGCGATTTCTTCGCATCCCTCGCCAAGCAGGAGAAAGCACAGTGACACAGGATATGAACTGTGTTCGGGGCGATTGCCTTCGGCACCGTCGCCACTCGGCAAAGTCCGAGCCGTGTTCCACCGTCTCGGCCCTTCGGGCGAGTGTCAACTATCGCGGTGCGGCCATGAGCGTTTGTCTTATTCTTGCGCTCGTCGTCCTCGTCCCGCTGGCGCTCCTTGGTGTGCAGTTCATCGCCTTTGTTCTTGGCGTTGGGAGGCGCTGGTGAAGCCTCAGCGACAGCTTATCGAGCACTGCCCCGAGGAAGGGCGCTACGGCGACTGCCAGCGGACGTGCGTTGCGGCAATTCTCGACATGGATGCCGCCGACGTTCCCCACTTCTGCGAGCCTCCACACGCCCCGAAGGGCGAACCGGGATGGTGGGAAGAGCGGCAAAACGAGTGGCTTGCGCAGTTTGGCTTGGCAACCATGACCGTCGCCTACAGCGGGGACACGGCCAGCTTTGACGATGTGATGGAATGGACTTCGCGCCAAAGCCCCACTGTTCCAATGATCGTCTGTGGGCGCGGCGGCAAGGGTGTGAACCACGTTGTTGTCGTGCTCAACGGGAAGATTGTCTGCGACCCCAGCGGAAGCGGCATTGTAGGGCCGACGCTTGAGAACACTTGGGAAGTGCAAGTGCTCGCGTCAGTCGGGCGAAACCCGAAGGGCGAAGACCGCGAAGACGGGCTTCGTGCGGAGCATGAGCACGCGGTCCCGAACGGAGATTCGGGAGACGCCCATACTACCCCTCCGCCCCCATCCACAGACGGAAAACCACAGTGACTCTGATCGAACACCGTTGGGAAGCGCAATGCCTCGCCGATGATCCTTTCGCGGGTGACTACGGCGGCAGCGGGTCAAGCGACGGCGTTCTGTCCGACAAGATGGTGACGAACCGTAAGGGCGGCACTTGCTCAACGTGCGGTGGGCCATGCGAGCCTGGAACGCGCAACCGTGTCCGCGCCGAGGTCTATGACGGCGAGTTCATGCGCTTCAGGTGGTGCGTCAAATGTTGCTTTGGAATGGCTGTGTACGGCATCCGGCCAAGCATCCTCGAAACCCGTATTGCTCTTATGGGAGAGGAGAAGGCGTGAGCCGCGCGTACACAGTCGCATCGCTTGCCGATGAATGGGGCTGTTCTGAGGGCGTGATCCGCAAGGCGATCGCCAATGGCGAGCTTGGCTGCTTTCGGCTCGGCACGCTAATACGCATACCCCTTGAGGAGGTTCGGAGGTTCGAGTGCCAGAATTTACCGTCCAGCGGCTCCGAGGAGGATACGCTATCGTCTGGCGCGACGCCGAGGGCAAGCGCAGAAGGTGGCAGCTTGCGGCTACCGACCGCTCCACAGCGGAAGCGGAAGCGCGGGATTGGTGGACTCGCGAAACCGACACAGCGCGAACGGTTGGCGGGATAGTGACCGACTACATCGCCGCCCGTGAGCTAGCTGAGATCGCGTCCACGGCGCGCCAAAAGGACGCCTGGAAGGCGATGAAAAGCTTTTGGGAGAATGTCGAACCGGAGCGGATCGATGAGGCGATGTGCCGCAAATACGCGGAGGGGCGCAAGGTTGGTCCAGCTACTCTCCGGTACGAGCTGTCTATGCTATCCGTGGCACTCCGGCACGCGAACAAGCCGCGCAAGGTCTGGAGGCCCGCCGCTCCTGAACGACAAGTACGGCACCTGACGCACTCGCAGTTTGAGCGCTGGTATGCTGAGGTCAAAGCGCCGCACGCTCGGCTCTACGCATTGCTCGGGCTTTACACGATGGCGCGCCCGACCGCGATTCTGGAGCTTACATGGGATCGCGTGGATTTCGAGCGAAAGCAAATCGACCTGAACCCCAAGGGGCGGCGGCAGACGAAGAAGCGTCGGCCAGTGGTCGCACTCAACGATGAGGCGATGGAAGCGCTGGAGGAAGCCTACAAGGCCCGCCAGAGCGAATACGTGATCGAGCGCGGCGCGAAGCCCATCGGCAACATCAAGAAAGCGTTTCAGGCCGCTTCCGCCCGTTCGGGGATCAAGGTCACGCCATACGATCTCCGGCACACCGGGGCCGTTTGGGCGGCAGAGGCCGGAGCGTCGATGGACGAGCTGGCCCAATACATGGGGCACGACGACAGCGCGACGACTTCGACCCATTACGCGCGCTATTCGCCGGGGCATTTGCGCGGGGTCGCGACGAAGGTTCAACGTGTCAAAGAACAGGCCGAGGGGTTCGTTTCGTGACTTCGGCCCCTGTCCAAATCACTTGCATTTCTAGGCCGATTTGTCTAGTAAATTCGTGGTCGGGGAGAGAGGATTCGAACCTCCGGCCCCTGCCTCCCGAAGGCGGTTCCCCTCGCTGTCTCCTGATAGCTGGCGGCGGTTTCCCCTTCAAGAGCGATGAGGTCGAATGGTGAACGTTACGCTAGATTTACGTGAACAAGGTTCAAACCGAACCTCGGCCCCTGTCCATTGGAGTTTCACATGAAAGCTGATTACACCCCCGGCGATTGGAGCGTGACCATCGTTCGCGGCTCCTACAAGCAGCCCTATCTCATCGAGACGGACGGCGGGAAGGTTGTCGCCCATTGCGTTGGCAATCAACTTGAGCCGGAAGCTACCAGCATCAAAGAGGCTCGTGCGAACGCTGCGCTTATAGCCGCCGCGCCAGAAATGTATCGCGCCCTTGTCGCCGTATGGTCGAGCATGAAGCTGGAAAGCGGCGTCGGCGAGCTTGTCGCTGGCGCCCTCAAGAAAGCGGAGAGCCGTCGATGACCGATGAAACCGCAGCATTACTCGACAGAGCGGTGCTGGCCGAAATGCAACGCATCGGCAGACTGAGCGACCCACATGAAGGCGATGCAGAGGACTTGGTTTCTTACGCCAAAGAGATTGTTTTTCTGCGTCGCGAACGCGATCGGTTAGAGTGCGCTCGCGGCCAAATTGCTAATTGGCCACGCTCAGCGGTGCGTGAATATCGACGCGCCAAAGAGTTTCCCGATTGGCATCCTTTTGAAACGGCCCCACAAACCGGAGTAGCGTTCCGCGCGCGTCTCACTAGTGGCGAAATGGTCGTTATTTGGTTCGACAGACTCGGCCCTTCAAACGCACCATGGTTCGATGGCCAGGGCTACCGGGCGCATTGGGCATTTGACGGATGGAAGCGCGGGGCGCTGTCCAATGATGCGCCCAACCCCAATGAGGAACACCCATAATGACTGATGGCGGTGAGATACTTGTGGAGCGGTTGCGGCGCAAATGCACGTCCGCCAACAAATATGGCACGCAGGGAACCAAGCCAATCAACCCCGATGGTCCCGAAGCAGCCGACAGGATCGAGATACTGGAGAAAGCGCTGAGAGAGATCGCGACGCACGAAAGCGGCGTTAGCGACAACCTCTCGGAATGCGGCGAGTGCCACGACGCCTATCTGGAACCCTACGTCGAAATACGAGACATCGCCCGAGCCGTCCTCACCGGAGATAATGCGTCGTGACAAAGAGAGAGCGTGCGGAAATCGTCGGCATCATCTCCGACCTCGAAAAGGTGGGCCGGGAGCGCTGCCCCTTCTGGTTCAATACTCGTTACTGGCGAGCGAGAGCGACAATTTCAAGCGCGCACATTCGTCTTTCCACCCTCACCGGAGATAAGACAGTATGAGCGACGAAAGCTCAGAAGAAGAAAGCAACATTGTCTCGTTCGCGGCGGCCAAGGATGCAGCGCGAACCTACGAAAAGACGATCATTGAGAACAAGCGGCGCTACGGTCCCGGACACTGTCCGCATAAGGGGCCTTATCTCTTCGACCAGACGCTCGCGACGGTCGAATGCGGCGATTGTGGCTCGCTACTTAACCCACTGTTCGTCATCGAAGTGCTGGCGAACCGCGAGGCATATTGGAACCGTCGTCAGAAAGAACTTGGCGAATACCTTAAGGAAATCAACGAGCAAATCAAGGAAAGAACGCGGACCAAATGCACCCACTGCGGCAATATGACCGCCATCCGATTTAAGCGCGAACTGCCGCAAACGTGGCACCCCGGCCCATATTGACCCGAACCACCGGAGATAACCCATGAGCATTGATACTGCGCTGGTGGATCGCGAAGCCAAATGGGCGAAGTGGCCGCAGGGCGATGCTGGCGATGCAATCGACTTCGCTTGCGATCACGCGAAAGAGCCGATGTTCTTCCTTGAGGACTGGCGTTCGGGCCGCGCTGACGAATGGCCGGAATACATGCACTGGCTCAAAGTTCAACGCGATGGCGCCCGCGCCGCCCTTCAAGGCGAGAGGAGTAACGATAATGGGAAATAAGGGCGCTTCGGCTGACGCCGGCCGGGTCACTCAGGCTACGCCCCAAGCCCCTTCGGGTCTTGGCCATTCGGTGAGTGTCCCTAGCGCGGAGTTCGAGCGCCGCGTGGATTTTCAGCCGGCGTTCGACAAGCGCAATCCGAACCCCGCCATCGACTACGGCATCGGCCCAATGCGGATACGCTTCGTTCTGAAGGGGCCGCTGGGCGCGGTGCAGTGGATGATCGGGACGCTCTGGTATGTCGCTTCGGCGCGGAGGCCCGGTTTGGATCGCGACCCGCAGCGACCGATGGGGTGGGACTTGGGCTATCATAGTCCCGCACCAATGTATGACGGGGATTCGCCGATGGACAGTTGCGACGTGCTGGATGGCGAATGCTATTACGACGGCTCTGGCCTAAATGCCGATCTGCTCATCGAGAATTTCCTGGAGCACGGTGACACCTACGTTTGGGCGGCGCTGGAAGCCTATTACCGCTGCACGTTCGAGGATACGCCGTGGCCCTTCGATAAGCATGGCAACCTCCGCGATAGCGAAGGCATCGTCCAACCTCGACACTCAGTCATCAAGGACAAAAACCATGAGTGAGCAGATATGCGGGTTGATCGAAACGCTCGCCCCGCTCGTGAGCGGAGGCGCGGGTTCGTGTCTCAAGGGAACGCCGATGATTCCGCTTCACCGCGATACGGTGGCGAGCATCCTCGCGGCGCTCGATTCGATCGCGCATCCGCCGAATGCGATTTGCGGCTACCCGATTGCGGGTTGGCGGCTCGATGCTGTTCAATGGGACGAGCGTGAAGGACAGCCGGATGGGTGGGTCGTCAGTCTCAAGCGGGAGAAGCCGGAGTGGCGAGGGCAAAAGCGATCTTTCTGCGTCATGGCTCGAAGCGACTTGGGGCCGCTCGAAGCATGGGATCAAGCGCTGCAAATTGCCATGCGCGAAGATGAACGCGAAGCTGCGCTCGCGGCGGAACAATCCGATGCAGCCTAACCCCTCACCCCAAGGAGAGCTGAAGGGGGAAGTCCTAGTTCGCCTTCGGATGCGATTTCGCCAGCTCAGCTTCATACTGACGGCGCCAGTTCATGTTGAGGAAGCACGTCTCCAGCTTGCCTTCGGTCTGTAGGACATAGCCTGCTACAACCGATTCCCGTTCATGCTGGCGGGTGATGAGAGCGACGACTTCGGACTTGGCCTGGTCGACGGTAGCGATCTTCGTCCAGTCTATCTGATATTCCGCCGGTATCTTCGGCCTTGGCCCTGCGGCTTCGCACACGAGCCGGTCGGCTGGTGTCGCGATGAAGTCGGCGACGTGCGCGGTGTGGCAGGCGGTGAGGGCGAGCGCTCCAATAGCGACCTGTAGTGACCTGTAGTTCATCGCGGTGTGACCTCGTAGCTGTTCTGACGATGCTTCCGGCGCCCGACGATGAACAACGTCCAGACCTCGCCAGCGCCTTCGGGAATCTCGAAAGCGTGTATTGCCTTGCGGCTGCGGATTACGACGGAGCCGGGGCGCAACAGTCGCTCACCCCACGGCGTGCGCTCTATGATTCGACCCTTGAGGCAAATCGTAATCGACCAGCGCGGGTGATCGTGAAAGCTCTCTGGCGTGTTCGGCCCAAGTTGCCAATGGTGCAGGAAAGCATTGACCGGAAACCACCAAGGCAACGCGTTCGGCCGCTTCGCCGTTGGTTCGACGGCGAGCTTTCTGTCAAACCATTTGTCCGGCCACTCATCGATGCGGAAGAACTCGAAACGCGTGAATAGATCGTCGCCTTCAAAAGTGACGACGTTCGCCATGTCTTTCGCGTGGGAACACGCCCAATCAATGAAGCGGTCGATCAAGCTCACTGGCTCAATTCCCGAACAAGGCGTCCAACGGCGAAGACCCGTTCGCCTCCGCAGCATTCACCGCATTCTCGTCAGCCGAGTGCTGCTGGACGAAGTTGGCGAGATTGGCGGCGGCGTTCGCATCGGCATTGTTCGCGGCGTTCGACGCATCGCTCTTCAATTGAGCGACGGCGGTGGCCCATTTCGCATCTTCGGCGGATACGCCTTCGTTATACCGATGAACGCCGTAGAAGTGCATGGCGAGCCAAAAGGCGGCGATGACGATAATCAGGCCGACGATCGCGACAATGGCCTTCGCCAGCGGCGTGAGAGGATTGGCGAACATTAGCGCAGCCCCATGATGCAGAGGACGAGCACAGCGGCCCCTAGGAGGCAGCAGATGCAACCAGCTCGGGACGCGCCATCGCCAGCCTCAGGATTGTCGCTCATTCCTCCGGCGAACAGCGCCAAGGTGCCGCAGAGGAGAAGGACGATGCCGAAGGCGAAGCCGCCGACGAGTAGCATTCCGCCAATGGTGACAGGATGGTTCATCAGCGCTTGCCCTTGAGCTTGCCTTCGACCTTCGCCAGCATCACCTCCGCTTCGTCGATCAGCTGCTGAACCAGCTCCTCCGAATTGGCGCGGGCGTTCTTCAGGGTGCGGTAGCGATATTCGAGCAGCGCGACCCAGATGAGGACGCAGACGAAACCGAATACGAGAATGTCGATGACGGCTTCCATCATGCTGCCTTTCTGAATTGCTTTTCGAGATCGGCCTTGAGATCGTCCCAAAGCAGGCCGTTGGGAGCCATCTTGCTCACCTGATCGATCCAGTCGGCGGAGAGCGGGGCGTAGGCTTCGTCGCCATACCTGAGCCAGAACGCCCACGTCATCTTCAAGGGCTTGCCCCAGGTGATGCAGGTGAGCGTGTTCTGGTCGTAGCCGAGCACCGGCACGGCATGGCCGCCCCAGCTTCCCGGCTCCGCATCGGGGCCGTGAACCACGCTCCAGATGTCCTGATCCTGCGCCGATAGGGGAAGGTCGATCCCCGTATAGGCGTCGCCGAACAGATACATTGCGAGCTGCATCTGGTAGCGGCTGCGCGTCTCGATCACCGCATAGCTGTCGAGCTTGTGCCCGGCGATCCCGGTATGCATCCAATAGTCGAGGACATCGGCTTCGACCGCGCCGTTGTCCGTGCTTTCGTCGCCGGGGACATAGCCGCCGACTGCCGAATAGAGCGCGACGATCTCGGCGTCGGGAATGACGATCTCGCGGTTGTTGCGCGCGGTCCATGCCTGGATCGCATGACCGACCGCGGCGCAAGTGCAGTCGCCGAGCTGGTCGTTCATCATCATGCCGAAGTCGCGGACACACGAATAGTTATCGAGCGTGTCGGGAAGAGGGATGCGCTTCTCGGGCAGATAGGCCGCGAGCTGGATTGCGCCGGGCCGGTGAACCGGAGGCAGCTTGCCGAGCATTCTAGGCATCGTTCTGTCCTTTCGCCTTCATGATTTGAGCCCGCGCCCAGTCTTTCGCCGCGACACCCGCCCAAATGGCGGTGGCGAGCGCCGCAAGGCCCATGAGGAAGCTCCCGAGATCGATCGCTTGGCGCATGACGAGCGTGTTCCAGAGGACTGCGAAAGTGGCGAGGCCGGAGAAGAGCGCGGCGACGCAGCGGGCGAGGTCGAGATGCTCGTTGCCCGTCGCATAGAGCAGGTCTTTGAGCCGCTCGGCGATCCAGCGGAGGAACTTCATGCCGCCAGCCTCTTCATGTAAACGGAGACAAGCGCTCGGAAGGCTGTGAGATTAAAGCTCGGATCAACCTTGCGCCCCGGAGGGAGCGCGTATTCCTTGTGACCGGCGCACATGATGACCGGCGCGCCGATATGGTTCAGGATCGCGGCACAGCCTCGTGCGTAAGCCTGATATTGAACGTCTGGCCACGGATCATCGGCGAGGCCATCATTCTCCGCCTCGATGCCGATGAAGTAGGTGTTTCCGCTGGTGATGCCCTGCCACGAACCAATCCCCGCGTGATTGCAGCGCCCGGCGGCGACGATGGTGAAGACGCCCTCTGGATCGAGGTAGAGATGCGCGAGAGGCCCTGGAAGGTCGGGTCGCCCCTCGATGATGGTTTCGAGCGAGCTGGTGCCCTTTGGGCCTGCGGTATGGTGGCACAAGACACCCTTGGCAGGGCCGAACGCTCCAGAACGTCCGCGTGTTTGCCAGCCGGGAAGCTCGACGATCCGGCAATCGGCATGATCGAGAACGTCTGCGAGCCATGTCACGGCGGTGTTCATGGCTTCCTCCACCATGCAACCGCGAGCGCGACGAGAGCGGTGATCCATGCGAAAAAAGGGCTTTGGACGAACCACAGCGCCAATGCCTTTCCGCCGTCTTGACGATTATCGTGCTGTTCGAGGACCGCGATCCGATCCTCCATCGCCTTGATCTGGACGCCGATCCTCGCCTCGACGGCGGCGATGTCCTTGCCGATCCTGACGCCCAAGGCATCGACCTTCTGGCCGATGTTGTTGAGGCCGTGCTCGCGATCGTGCATGTAGCGCTCGACGGCAGCGAAACTGCCCTTGAGTTCGCCGATGGCCTGACTGATCTCGTCGAGTTGGCCGTTACGCGGTGGCATCGCAATCGCTTCCTCGCAACCGGCGGCTGCCCTTGCCGCAGACAAGAAGCGATCCCCTTGGGATGGGCGGAATTTACATTACCGCTCGCGAAAGGTGTGGCGCGAAATAATGTCGCTCGCTAAATGACTTGGATGCACAGACCTAGGCATCTCGCTCGGGCATGGGGCAGCTCGATTGCCCTCTATGCCCTTGTCGCACTGACGTGCATCGGCTCGCTGCTGTTCTGGCTCGTGTTCATCGTGACGTTCGGGTTCTTCGGAACGCAGCTCGGAATACTCGCCGAGTTGCTTCCCGAGCGGCCCCAGAAGATGCGACCGACCAAGTATCCGAAGGACGTGGTTGTGATCGTTCGTGACGGTAAGCGGATCGACTTCGATGAGCCGGTGAGCATCTATCAGGCGCTCGCTAGTAAGCCCGGTAAACCGTAAGCGTCCCGCTCGCGAGATCGACTGCGCCTCCGGTCAGGTTCGCCAAAACCACGGTCACGGTGTTCGCAGCCGAGACATAGGCCGTCATCGTCAGGCCGCTGAGGCTCCTGCTGAACGCCGCGCTCACCTTGTCCCCGAGCGCTACGCCGGTCAGGGTCACGGTGGTTGTCGTGCTTGCTCCCGAGGCGATGCTCGGCGGGTCATAGGTCGTTGAGGCGTTCATCCGCCATCCCGAGAGCGGCTGAACCTGCCATACCATCTCGTAAATGTCGGAATGGACGATCAGGAACGAGACGATCCCCCCGAAGCCGGAGAAGGTCGCGTTCGAGAATGCACCGTTGACACTTCCGGTAACGGTGAGCGTGACCGTTCCCGACGCCGTGGCGTTGGCGGAAAGCGTGATCTGCGTCCGGCTATCGACCGAGGCGATCGTGGTGCTGCCCGGAATGCCCGTCCCGGTGATCGGCATATTGGCAGACATCCCTCGCGTATCGGCGAGGGTGACAGTCGGGCTCCCGCTCGTGGTTGTGCAGCTGGCGAAGTCATGCGTCGGAGGAGCAAAGGTGAACGTCCCAGTCGGAGCGAGGTTGGTTCCCGTTCCGATAAAATTCCACACCGCCCCGCGAAAGCCAAACAGCTCGTTATATTTGCCGCTCTTGAGGTTGTGCAGCTGGATGGTCGAGCTATTGGTGTTGCGGGTGTAGACGCCCGGCGTTTTCTGATGGTCGCGGAAGTGGATCGTCGGGCCGAGATCGGGGTTTGAGAGGTTGTTCTGGTGGAAGGTGAGCCAGCGGCCTTTATAGGCCATGAGGATCGAGCCAAGATCGTCCGTCCCGCCGGAAGAACCGAACTCGCCGCCATTGAAAGTGTCGTCCGAATTTCTCGGCGCGAAGCGATTGTAGCACTTCGAGAGGTTGCGGAGATATTCGCCGAGGAAATAGTGGAAACCCGCCTCGGTTCCGATGTCGCCGCCGATATTGACGACATCGAATATGCAATCTTCGGCATAGACCGCGCCCAAATGGCTCGCGACGTGGGCGCTTCCGGCCCCGATCCCGATCAGGACGTTGACGCCTGCGCTCTCGATTGTCGCCGAGCCGATATGCGAGCCGTAGAGCGACGCCTCGCCGAGCCCGATCCCGCAGACGACCGAATGAACCTGGTCGATGGAGATGACGCCTGCATCGCCCCCGATGCACGAATAGGTCGCGCCGAAAATATATTGGAGCGTGCCCGATCCGGCAGTGAGGAGCGTGCTGTCGAGGCAGGGGAAGATCGTCAGCTGGTTCGTGCCACGGTCGATCCCCATGATCGTGTAAGGCTCACCGCCAATCTCGACGATGGCTTGTGGATTTGCCCAATCGACATAGGCGTCCATGACGGTCGGCGGCAGCGCGTCCACCGTCATCACCGTTCGCTGGCCGAAACTGCCTGACCATGACCCTACCGGCGTGTTGGAAGCCGCAGACCAGTTTGCGGTCAATGCCTCTACACTCTGAGCCGAGCCCGCATAGAAACACCGGAGCGTGCCGATGGAGAGATTGTCGTTCGATTCCCCATCAGTGGGGATAAAAACCCCATGAAACTGCGTGAAATAGGACTTGAGGAAGTCGAACCTTGCGACCGCGCAATCTTCAACGTGAATGCCTATGCCGCAGGTGCGTGTGGAATAGGCCGTCCCGCCCGTTCCCGTGACCTGAATCCCGCCCGTCCATTTCGTCGTTTCCAGGTGCCTGACATGGCAAATCTCCGCCAGCGAGGACTTGGCGACGATGTAAAGAGAGCCGCCGACATTGTAGCGCGGGCCATTGTTGGAGGTCGCCGACGAGGGGCCGATGTAGATCGTCTGATTAGTGGCGAAATTGCCGGTGAAGTCCGCCCTCTGCGAACGGATCGAGGCAAAGAAGAAATCGTTGAACGCCTGTAGCTTTGCCCCGTCGTCCGTCGTTCCGTCGCCGACGCATCCGGCCATGAACGGCGTGAGGATATGATCTACGCGCACCCATGCCCCGGAAGACCCGGTCGCGTCCGAGGTGGGAGCGACATAGACGATTTGATTGGGGTCGGACGTGACGTTCGCGGAATTGTTCGCGGACGACCATTTGAACACGCCCTCGCGCCCGCTTTCGGTGAGGATCGCGGGAAGTCCTGAAGCGTGGCTTAGCCCGGCAAGGATCGTTCGAGTGGCGGCGTTAAGGCTGGCATTTACGAGGGTTCCTTCCGCAATCGCCGAGGCAATGGCGACTTGAGATGCGGAGGCGCTAGACGCCGAGCCCGACGCAGATGTGGCGGATGATGCCGCGCTTGTCGCGCTCGCAGCGGCGGAGGTCGCCGAGGTCGCCGCCGCTGTGGCGCTGTCTGATGCATCCGACGCGGAAGCCGCAGCCGCGTCCTGATACGGCTGCAAGGCCGATGCGTCCGGTGCCTGACCGGGAATATAGGGGTCGAACGTGTCGAGGGTCGCGCCGGACTTGTCGGTAATGACAAGCTTGTAGGTGAGCGCGTTGTCGAGATAGATGTTGGGGAACTTGCCGGCCCCGTCCGCGATCACCGGATTGGAGAGCTGCGTCGTCAGGGAGGAAGTCGAATAGACCGCTCGCTTGGTCGTGGTTCCGGGCGCATAGACATACATCTTCGCGCCGGGGGCACCGACGTTGGTTGGCTTGGCCGCAATTCGGTAAGGCAAAAAGAGTTCGACTGCGCTCACGGCTCGCCCAAGGTCGGCGCGGTCGCCCTTCCGCGCGGGTGAGCGCCCCTTCGGGCTGGCAGCGGCGTGAGATTAGGCTATGATGGTGGGAACATGGGAAATAATGTCATCCCGTGACCTGGGGCGAAGTCCTGTTCTTCGCATTGGCGATAATGTGGCTTGCCCCGCCGCCGTGGCGGTTTCGGCTATCGGCTCTGCTGCTGGTTCTGATTGTCGGGCTGGGCGGCTAGGAGCTGCGTCACCCGCTGGTCGAGGAAGTCGCGGATCGGCGTCAATTCCCTCGCCAGAGCAGGTTCGCGCGAGATCACAAGGCTCAAGCCCCGAACCGCCTGTTTCGCCTGCGAAGGCGTTGAAACATCAGCAGCCTGTGCGAGCCAAGCCGAGACGCGCGGATTGACCATCGCGCGGGCCGAGAGCAGCGTTTTGCCAGCGCCGATACTCGCCATTCCAGCAGCCCCGAGAGCGCCCGCAGCAGCCCCTTCCGCGCCCCCGGCCATGAACCCCGCTCCTCCCGCAGCGCCGAGCCCTGTAATCCGGCCGATGAAGTTTTTCGCCATGTAGCGGATGACGTTGGAGCCGCTGCGGCCATAATTCACATCTCCGCCAGCCTCTTTTAGCGCTTGGGAAAGCGTCCGAAGGTTCTGGATAGACTGCGCCCCGCCTTCGCCGAAGATCACGCGCTGGGCAGCGGGCGAAATCTTGTTCGTCTGGCTGATGAACTTGTTCGCGCTGAACGGCATGTCAGGAGCATCCCGCCCAAGGCCCTCTGCCACCGTTGCGGCGATGTCCGCCCGCTCGTCCGGCTCCAGATAGCGCGACACTGACGACAGGCGCCGAAGATTGCCGCCGGGAGCCGCGAGGCGCTTGATATTCTGCATCGTCGTTTGTGGGTCGAGCGGGTTGTCGGGAGGCCCGAGGATCGAGCGCTTGATGTCATCGACGACAACCTGCCGGTCGCGATAGAATGCGTCGGCGCGCTTATAGAGCCGCGCCGCTTCGGGGTTCGCCTGGGCAATATCATCGCCCGCTGCCTGAAGTGCGTTGTTCGCCAGCCGCTCGGCGTTCGTCATCGTCAGGTTCTTCTGGCTGATCTCGCCCCGCAGTCCCTCACGGATGTTGCGGATTTCAGCGACGGTCTTTCCACCCGGCGTCGAGAGATCGGAAACCTTGTCCTGAAGAAACTGGATTGTCGCCGCGTTCGACTTGGGATTGGCTTGCAGTTGGGAAATATCGGCGTTGAGCTGGTCGATGGCGGACTGCGGCACGAAACGTGCCTCTCCGGCTGCATTCTCAGCCGCGTTGTAAAGTCTGTCCTTAATGCCACGGCTGCGCTGAATGTAGCGGTTCCCGGCGAGCTGATAGCGCTCTCCCGCCGCCCCCTGCTCCAACGCTGTTCCACCATCGCCCAACGCTGCAACGCGGTCGGCAATCTGCCCCTTCACGCGGTCAACGCCTTGGCGGATCGTGTTCTGACTGACGGGGTTCGATTCCAGCTCACCGAACTTGCCGCGTGATGCCGGATCGACCATCGGACGAATGAGGTCAACGCCTTCCGCCTGTGCCGCATTGGCAAGGTCTGGAGCCATGCCTTGCGGCGCACGGGCGGCGGCAATGCGATCCACGGCGTAAGGGGCCAGCGCACCAACGGCAGCGCCTCCACCGGCTCCCACCGCCGCTCCGGTGAGGCTCTGAGACGTGCCTTCGCCTTGTCCGTAGCCGGAGAGCGCGCCAGCAGCCGCACCACCCTTCGCCGCTTGGGCGATTGAGGGCGCATCGGCAACCGCCGCAAGCGCATTCGATGGGGACAGCGCTGCCATGCCGCCCGCGAACTCGACAACGGGAGCGCCATAGCCGAGCTGCTGACGGGCATCCGCGATTCGCTGGCGCTCGACATCGCGGCCAAGGTCATAGGCCCCAACCGGATCGAACTTGCCGGTGAACGGGCTTGTCAGAATGTTCGCAGCGGCATTTCCGATGCCCGCCGCTTCGTCGGAGAGGTTGAGCGTTCCGCCTTGTAGAGCAAGCGTCGTCGTCGGGTCGGTTTTGAGACCCAACTTGTCCTCTTGGGCGATGCGCTGGCGGATAGCAGCCGTGTTGTCGATGTTCGGGTTATATTCGGCGCCATTGTTGAGCGCATCGCGGCGCTTCTTTGCGGCTGCAACATCGACCGTTCCGCCACCCTGAAGCGCGCCGAGGAAGTTGGCATATTGCTCCGGCGTCGGCTTGGTTTGAAGGAACGCCTTTTCCTGTGACTGCTGAGCCGGCGAAAGTGCCCTCATGCCCGGCGGGAGATCACCACCGGAGCCGGAGCCGCCGCCGCCGTTGTCGCCCCCTGCGCCCGGCGTGTTGTTATCGTTCGGCGGGTTGGCCCCGCTGTTAATCATCTGGAGCGTTTTGTCGGCCTGCGGGTCGAGGAACTGGTATCCCTGCGCCCCTACGCCCATGCCCTTCTGATACTGATCCTGGAGTGCGTTCAGGCGGCTGTTGAGGAGGCCGACGATGTTCTGGATCGTCGCCTTCTTCTGCGCCTCCGATTGGTTCGGAGACAGCTCGTTGATGTAGCGCTGAATATCGGCTTCCGCGCCCCCCGCGTTGCGGTAAACCTGCGTCAGTTCGCCGGCCAAGGCCGTGACGGTCGAGGAAAATCTGCCCGGACCCGGATCGCCGGAACTGGTCAGATAGATGTTCTCGATTGCGTTCGCGGCGGTGGCACCCGGAAGTGGAATGCCCGCGACACTGAATTGATGGCTCGCGGTGTCGGGGATCTGATCGTAGAGCTGCCCAAGGTGTCCGATGGCGGTGTTGAGCGCACGGATGTTCTTTCCCGCCGTTCCGATGGAGAAGTCCTTCCGCGTAGCGGCGCGGCTCTGGTAGTTCGTCTCGTCGAAGCCAGGATCGTAATTGCTGACCTTGGCCAGCATGTCCTGCCAGTAAGGCGCGCGAAGTGCGGAGCCGGAGGGGAACGCCTTTCTCCCCTCCGCCAGCGCCTTGACCATCGCCGCAGTAGGCTGATCGAGCGTGTTGAGATATGCGTCGCCGGAAAGGTTGCTCGTCTGGCTCGGCGGAGGCGTCGGGTCGTTCGGACCTCCGGGGATCGGCATGATCCGCCCCGGATTGTTCGGATCGGCCTCGTATCCGCTGGGCAGCGGCGGTTGCTTCGGCGCGCCCTGGATGAAGCCCGAGAACCCCGGATCGTTCGCTGGAGCGACGACCGGAGCCGACTGCCACCAGTTGTCGTCGGGCTGCGTTGCCATCAGGGTTTCACCCTCTTTGAACCATCAGGAGCGATGAACATGGTCCCGGAAGGCAGAGCGTCGAACTCAGCCTTGGAACTGACGACCTGGACGCCGCTTGACGCCCCGTGTCCGCCACCAAGCTCGCTCGCGAACTCGCGAAGGTCGTTGTTGCGGTTGGCCCATGCGCTCGCGAACCGGGCGTATTTCGGTGCCGCGGCAAGCTGCTGCATCCACGCCTGCCGAAGGTCCATGTATTTCTGCGGATCGCCACCGCTCTCCTGAAGGAATTGCGTCGCCTTCGCCGGACTGATGAAATAGGTGTCGGCGTGAACAGCGGCCAATGGTGCCGGAAGGTTCGCGGCTCCTGACGGCTCCCAGTAGCGCTTCTCGAATAGTTGCTGCGCCTGATCCGGCGTGAGCTTCGACACGTCAACATCGGGGTTCGCGGCCTGATTGATGCCGAAATTAACGGGCGCGCCATTGCCGTCATGGGCCGAATATCCACCCTCATGCGGGCCGATGAACTGCCATGCCTGAGCAGGATTGAGCTTTGCTGCGTCATTAGCCGGAGCCGACGCGGATATGGCGCCGTTCGCATACGGATTGTTTGCTCCAACCGGCCTTCCCATCGTGTCGGTCGCGAACATCGAGCCGCCGTCGCCGGGGACCGCGTGCCACTCGATCTTACCCTGATTGATGAGATCGCTGACCTTCTGCGACATGGTGATTGCCGCATCCAATTGAGCGTCGTTGGTCGGGTCGAATTGGTTCAGGGCCGTGGTGTCCACGCCTTCGCTCTGGAGGATCGGCTTGGCCTGCTGCCACAGCGCGAGACGCTGAGCGGGGTCGGTTTTCTGTTTCAGCGCGTAGGCAATCGGCCCGGCCTTCTGCCAGAAATCCACCGCCTGCTTCTGTTTCGTGTCGTCGAGCTTCGACAGTTGATCGGCCAAGTCGAAATCGCCCGACGCAACTGCGGCCTGACGGGCGCCGGCGGGATCGGTTGCGTATTCCGTTCCAATGGCGGCACGGCGCTGAGCGGTGGCGAGCTGCTGCCCGCGCTCCTCGAAATGGGCCCCGAGTGTCGGATTGACCTGATAGAGCGTCGCCAACGCCGCAGGATCATTCGGGGTCTGCGCCAGCGCGGCAAGAGCGTTGCGCTCGTGGAACTTGTCCATGAGCGCCTGCCCCACCTGGAACCCGCGCGCGAAATTACCCGCGATGTCCACCGGCTGATTGGTGTTCAGGATGCTCCAGTCGAGGGCCAAGCTACTTCGCCCCCTTCAGCGAGAACTCGCTTTTCGCGTTCTCTTCGGTGAGGCGCGCGATCTCTTCCTCGATCGTTTTGGCGCGCTCGACATAGCCCGGTTTTCCCGCCGACTTGGCGAGCTTGGCCCTCAATTCGGCGATGCGCTCCTCGCTCACAGTGCCGGTCCATAACCGTAGTTGGGATCGTAACTCGCGGGATAGGTGTATCCGGGAGAGTTGCTGCCGGGATAGCCGTAGGACGAACTGAGCGCTCCAGCGATCTGCCCCGCTCCGGTTCCGATTGCCGAGCCGATAGTGTTCCACTGGTTCGCGCTCGCCTGACCGCCGTAGAGGGCGGCATTGCCCGCAGCCGAGGCGGCATTGTTGTTGTTCGCGCTCACCTGACTAACGAGGTTTTCGCCGACGCCTGCTGTGGCCGCTGCGGCGCCTTCGCCAAGCGCTTCCTGACGATAGAGGTCGTCCATATAGGTGCTGAGCGCCGACGAAGCTTGCCCCGCTGCGTAATCGTTGATCGCCTTCATCGCCGCGCCGGATTCGAGTGCGCCCATTGCGGCATATTTGGTGTTGACCGCTTTCAGACCCTGAGCGAGTGGAACCTGATAGGCGGGCGAGTTATAGAATTGATCCCACGCCGAAAGAGCGCTGGTCGAGGTCGGCGCGGGCGTAGGAGTGGGGGTTGGTGTTGGAGTGGGCGTCGGAGTCGGAGTCGGAGTCGGCGTGGGTGTGGGAACCGGCGTCGGCGTGCTGACGGGCGTGGGCAGGCCATAGTGGCCGCTCCCCGCAGTCGGGACAAGATCGCCGAACATGTTCCCGCCGATTGGAGGCGAGTTGTAGCCTTCATCACCGTAGCCCGCCGGGACCGGGTTGGTTTCGGGAAGATAGCGCATCAGAGCATCACCCCATATTGCGCGGCCCTCTGAGCGACAGCGGCGGGATCGGCGCCAGCTGCAATCGCCGCATCGGCGTGCTGCTGAACAATGGGCGCGAGCGCGCTGCTTGACGGCTGCACGACATATCCCTGTGCAATTGCCGCGTTGTGCGGAATGCCGTCGTTCCGCATCGCATCAACTTGCGCCTGCGTCGGCGGATTGGCCGCATAGTAGGCCGCGAGCGCTCCTTGATAGTCGCCGGGAATGCCGTCAGTCCGCGTCGCGTAAACTTGCGATAGCGTCGGCGCCGAACCGGAACCCGATGAAGATGAACCCGTGCCGAGTTTCTGCGGCTGCGGGATCGTTGCATAGCCGTTGGTGGTCGTTCCTCCCGGTGCGGTGTGGTTCGGGCCGAGGAGAAGCCCCATATATTCGTCGCCAGCCTGCAATCCCATGTTGGAGTAAGGATCGAGCCTGGACGCGTTCGCATCATACATGTCGCGGGCGAGCTGGTTGTTCTCGTCAGCGACCGCCTGCTGTTCGCTCGCGGCGGTGTTGGCCGCGCTCGTCTGCGCGTGACTGGCCTGCGAACCGGCGTAGATCGTTGCGCCAGCTCCAAGGACGGCGGCGCCCGCCGTGATTGCGGTCCCGATCCCGATAGGCACTATTCCATCCCTTCGTTGAGGCGAGCAAACTCGCCGTGATACTTGAGAGCGGCTGCATCGTAGGCGCGTGCCGCCTCCAAGTCTGTTTCGGAG